TGGTCAATAGAGTATGCTGCAGCTAGTGTGATTGCTGAGCTATCTTCAGCTACTACAAACCCTATACTTAATACAGGATGGATGTCTGTCTTACCTAGAGGTTCCCACCCTGAGTCAGACAGCGCATCCCACCATTCAATGTAGGCTATTTCTGGAAACTCTTTGGTGTCCAAATCTGCCCATGTTTTCTTCTTATCCACAGTAACCTCGCTCGTTCTGTTAGTTTATCAAGATCACCTTCATATTTATCTAACACAGTTTCAAAAAGTTGTTGCTCATCATCACAGTCTTTTAGTATTTTCTCTGCCTTCTTAGGTCCAATACCTTTCAATCCTGGGATGTTGTCAACTCTGTCACCTGTTAGGATTTGAGTGTAAAAGTTCTTAATAGCCTCCTGTTCATTAACATAATACAGATCACCTTTGACGAAATTATAGTGCCATCCTTTTAACATATTTAGGTCTTTATCTATTGACATAATGCAATAAGTATCTTCAGGCAGTTTATACGCTTCAATTCCTATTGCATCGTCAGCTTCTTGACCTTCTATAAGTTTAAAATACCACTTGCTCATGAGGTACTCACGCAGGGAATCGTAATGAATAGGCTTTCTAGCTTTCTCACGATTCCCTTTGTAAGCACTTTCTGTAGCAATCTTGTCTCTGTAATTAGACTTCCCTGTGATGAATCCAACATAAGATTCTATTCCATCAAGTTCAATAAGACCCTCGATAAAATGTCCCATGCGTGAGAGAGCGAACTTCTCATCTTCTGGATCATCAACAGAGAAACCTATACGATAGACAAGTATATCTCCGTCAATGAGTGCAGTAGCATTATTCATTGACTTTGACACAGTTACAAGGCTTCTAGACTGTCCTCTTCAGCCTCAGAACCAGTGTACTCAATGAGATCAGTAACAATTAGTTTCTTAATCCCAGGAGAGACACCGTCCTTACCTCTGAACGTGTACTTATACGGATTGATAATAGCTACACCTTTCGAGCCATTAGCCACCTTACAAGTCACTGGAGAGCCATCAGACATCACAGTTGTGATAGGATACTCTTTGGACTTAGCTACAATAAAAAAGCCTTGTCCATCTTTCTTCTTGACAGGGATGCCAGCTTTCTCTATTCTCTTAATAGCTTCATTAGAGAGATTACAGAGGTTGACTTGATAACGCTCAGACACTTTGTTGGGTGTATCTAATGAAGCCCACATGATGTCTGCTTTTACTTTGAAAGGACTTAAATCTAAAGTTGCCATAAGTTTCTCCTTAATGTGTTTCTGCCCAATTAGTACCAATTTTAAAGTCACCGTCGAGTGGGCAGCGTAGCCCGAGCGATTGACCTGCTTCCTGAATTGCCTGTATTCCAGCTTGACCTACAGATTCAGCAAGTTCTTTCGTAGTTTCTATCTGCCATTCGTCATGAACATTAGCAACAAACGAGCCAGATATTATACCACAATTTAACTTCTTATGCAATAATTCTAATGCTTTTTTCATAACTATTGCACCTGCACCTTGCAGCAAAGTGTTCAGTGCTGCGTGTTGTGATCTTACTTTTAAGCGTCTACCATCAAGCCCAGGTAGTGAGCCTTTCTGAGCAAACTTGTCTACTTTCCTTCTTAGTTCTTTTAAGGCTGGAGTGTTTGCTAGAAAGCTGTCTATGAGCTGCTTACCTTCACGTTCACCACCTCCTACAATAGAACCAATCTTAGCTGGTCCAGCACCATACAGGAACGCATAGATAAACGTTTTAGCTTGATCCCTGTTAGTTAGTCCTGCTGCTTGCATATTCTTTGTGTGAATGTCACCTGTTAATATCTCATTGGTGTAGTCATCATCCTGCATATAATGAGCTAGCATCCTCAACTCAAGACCAGAGGCATCAATACCTACTAGAGCTTTTCCTTCCTCAACAGTCCAGCATGAACGACACTCAGCACCATATGGACTACCTACTCGTGGGACTTGAGCCATGTTTGGCTTGCTATGAGTCATTCGTCCCGTGACTGCTCCGTTGGTGATGACCTGACCGTGTACCCTGTCGAGGTTATCCGCATGGTCAATCCACGATTCAACTTGAGCCACCCGTTTCTGAAGCAATAAATACTCTTCAATGAAACGAGCTTCAGGGATGTTAACAGTTGATAATACTTTCTCATCTACGATCACTGCTCCTTTCTCTGTGCGTTTCTTTGGCTTCCATCCTAGAGCCATGAGACGTTCAGCTATTTGTTTACGACTACCTGGGTTAAAGTGCTCCACCTTGTCTTTAAGACGCTTTCCTGTCTTCTCGCTATAACGCTCAGTGACTATTGGTTTAAATACTTGTTGGAGTTCTTCTTCGATTTCGTTAAGTCTTTTTCGCCATTGAGCCAAGAGGGACATAACTTTTCTAATGTCAAGTTTGAATCCGTTTTCTTGTTGCTCCTTAACAATAAGAGCGACTTGATGCTCAAGATCAACGGACTGACCCCACTCCAGTAAATCTGCGCTAAGACGATTATATAATGTCTCAGTGACGTTAACGTCCTGCTTACAATAGGAAACCATTTCATCAGTTAATCCTCCATCAAAGTCAGTAAAGTCGTCCTTGTAGTTTCCTAGTCTTTTTCCCCAAGCTCTTAATGAGTGCCCATTTTCTAGTGTTGGATCTAGTAGCCTTGACATTACTAGTGTGTCTTGTAACTGGTGAATATCTGTGTTCAAGTTCCACAGCTTCTTCAACACTGGAACATCGAATCCTATTATGTTGTGACCAATCAAGATACTTGCTTCTGCCAGATAGTTTTGTAACTTTTCTGCTTGCGTCCATACGTTAACCTCCTGCGTATCAATATCTTTAGTAACAGCACACCAGATATGTGTTGCTGTCATATTTGTTTCAATATCAATAACTATTTTTCTCATATAAAACTAGCCTTTCCTGCTCTTACAGCATATTTAGTTTTCATTTCCATTTCTTCGTCTCTCCTTTTCCATTTATTAGCGTCTGAGCGTTTATCTTTTAACATTGATTCGTAATATTGCAAGACTCTGTTTTCATTCATGGCAGTAGCTAACGTCTTAGCTGTGTACCATGCCCAATCAAGTTGACCTAGCGGTCTCATCTTGGTTTTATTAGCTGCAATCATAAACAGTCCGTCTATGATTAAACCTTGATGACTTTCTTTTATTTCATGTTCAGATTCTAAATATTTCTCGATAGCTTTCCATTTAAAATAAAAAGAGATGTTTTTTATATATGGAGTCATAAAGCGTCCTTTTTATGTCTGTAAATAAAGTCCTAAGTTACCGAGACAAAAACCAACAAAAGTAACTGCTAATGCTGACTGTCCCTGGATTAAAAGATCAACCGCTATGACCAAATATACCACAGCTATCGCTAATATCAACCAGCTTGACATATCGCTCTACCTATTAGTTCTGGTATCTGTGGTACTACTGCGTTTCCGAGTTGCTTAAGTCTGTCCACCCTACCGGAAACCCCATTAGCCACTCTACCCACGTTGGGTTCAGTTTCCCACCAGCGTGAGTAGCTAATGTCTTGGAGTTCCTCGCTAATTCTGCTGGTGATTTCCCATTGTCCTTGTAATCCCTCGCTGTTGGAGTTGGAAATATCTCTCTTGCTATTGCTACTTCCAAGTTCCTGTGAGGATGACTTGCTACTTTCGGAGTCAAAGTTGTTGCCATCGCTGAGTTTGCCCTGGGAGTAGGCCATAGCTTTGGATGTCTCACTTGATCCTGAAGTCTCAGTTGTCTCTGATGTCCTGACTCTCTCTTCCAGTTCCCCTTCGCCATCTCTTCCAAGACTTCCTGAGAGACCGTCCCTCCCTGTACTGTTTCGGGGGTACGCCACAATCCAGATTCTGTCCCGTCTGTGAGGCGCACCAATGGAGGCAGCGGTGATACAATGCCATTCTGCATCATACCCGATCTCAGAGATTTCCCTGAGTACTTGATCCAGTCCTCTAGATCGAAGGGCTGAGACGTTTTCAATGATTGCGTATTTCGGTTTGATTTCTTCAATGAGTCTTTTGAACTCTGACCAGAGTCCTGATCTTTTGCCTTCAAGTCCTGCTCCCTTACCTGCGAGACTGATGTCTTGGCAGGGGAATCCTCCGCATATAACGTCAACTGTTTCTTCAATGTCTTCTCCTTTAAGTGTTGTTACATCATCAAATACAGGTACACCTGGCCAGTGCTTCTTTAATACCTGTTGACATTTCTTATCAACCTCACAGAAAGCAACAGTTTTCATACCAGCACGTTCTAAACCTAAACTAAATCCACCGATACCGCTAAACAAATCAAGTACGTTCATAAAGCGTCCTCCTCTTCGTCGTGCAACTGAACCATTCGACCATACTCAAGATCATAAAGAAGCCTACACGCTGGACCAGTTAAACCAGAAAAGCGATTCTTCAATACTCGAACGTGCGTTGTGTGCCTCTCTACGGGGTCAGGGTCTTGTCCGTTACGTTCTAGACCTATTACTATGTCTGAGAGCTGTGCAATCGCTCCTGAGCCTCTCAGTTGAGCTAGAGAGGTGGCTGCGCCTTCCTCGTGACCTTTGCCATCTGGTCGCTTCAGGTGTGACACAACAAACAGACAAATGCCAGTTTCTTGAGCCAACATTCTGAGCTTAGTCATGATTTCGTCAATGGCTTTTCTTTCGTCTTGTTTGTCTTGCTGCGCTGACACAACAATCGAAACGTGATCCAAGAAAATATATTGACACTTAAGAGCCTTCGCCATGTAACGAACTCGATTAATGATATTGTCTATCTCAGTTGATCCAAAGTGATCGAACAGAAACAACCTACCAGTTCCAAGCGTATGCTCAAAAGATTCTCTTAACTCCTCTGCGGTGTAAGCAACATCAGGTAAATGCAAAGGCTTCCCAGCATACAAGGACATAATAGACCGTGCTGTCTTGCGTGTTGACTCCTCCAAGAACATTAAGCCTATGTTTTGGTCTGTGTTGTTTAAAACGTGATAGACAACTTCACGAACAAATTGAGACTTACCAAGCCCAGAACCTGCGGTTATGGTGACAAGTTCACTGTCTCTTATCCCGTAAGTTAATTTGTTTAAATTAGAGAACGGATAGTCAACTAGACTTTTCTCAATTGGTTTTGATACCTCCTCCCACATTGTTGAGCCATCGATGATCCCATCAGGAACAAAACGTTCTGATGCCCACCAACAATCAAGAAACTCTTTTTCGTTCTCATCCCTAAGAAAGTCGCAAGCATCCTTGTACTTCTCAGGAAATTTAAACATCTTGACTTTTGAGCCAAACAGTTCAGCCAGTTGACGGGCTGCAGCCTTACCTTGGTCGTCGTTATCCATACATAAAACAATGTTTTCGAAACTGTCAAGCCATTCAAAATGGTTTTCTGCGTCAGTTATGGCTGCTGATGCACCATTACGACAAGAAACAACAGCGTATTTGCTACCCATCATTTGATAGGCTGCTAGAGCGTCCATTTCACCCTCAACAATGGTCAAATATTTGCTTGATCCTTTGTTGAATAAGTGTTGACCAAAAAGCCTAGCTTGTTTCCAGTCTCCAGTTGTTGAAAATCTTTTCTCTTCAACTCCTCGCTTCTTGTATGCCACAATATTGCCATTTTTATCAGCATACGGGAACCAATAATTGTCATCATCAGTTAAAACCCCATAAGTTTCACAAGTTGACCTGGTGATCCCTCTGTCAGGAATAGATAGCACTTGTCCTTCGATAGGGGGCTGTGGGGGACGAGAATCGCTTGTAATGGTGTTGTTGGATACTAAGGTCATATTTTTTATTTTATCGTCCTGACGGGCCTCAGAATGGCTCTCATTGCATACATAACACAATGATCCCCAGTCATAATACGTTAAACCATCACTTGACCCGCAATCGCTGCAAGGCTGGTGAGCTTTTAGTTGAATACCCATTGACAAATATCTCCTTTTCTGGTATTTTAAACTATATAGTATTATATAACTCTATTAGACTTGTTAAGACAAAACAACAATAGATAATTAATAATAATTAATTAATACTAACTAGAGTCACTTGGTCTTGTTGCATTTCCAATAACTTAAGCATGACAAACTGTGGTGAATAGTCTTCCAGCAGGTTATTGAACTCAGATAAAACAGAGTAAAAATGTGCTTCTTCTTCTGTCGATTCAAAATACTCTTGATCCATTAGTCATAATCCTCTGAAAAGTCGTTAGTAAAAGTTAAACTGTCAAAATCAAGCTCTTTGACACCGTACTCTGCCCAGGTGTCACTGTTGCTCTTTAAGTCGATTCTGTCAGAAATAATTAAACCGTCATCAATCTGTGACGAACACAACACGCACAAATCTAGATATTCATTAGTTTCTGCATACTTCCTGGTTGCCTCGTAATCTGTCAATGCTTCATTGCAAGAAACGCATCTCATGACCATTTCTCCCAGATATTATAACATACTCTGTCATTGAACTCTAGTTCCTTGTCTAGAAAATCATCATGTAGAGCGTAAATTGTGTTCAAGCTCTCAGAGTTCAAAGTGGTTTTGATGCTGTCAACTATGTTGTCAAGTGTTGTTTCAAAATTAATCATGGCAAAGTCTCCAATAAGTGGTTAAAAACTAAATCTTGCAACTCGTACTCCTCGTATTGCTCCTCTGGAATGTTCTTTCCATGCCAGTTATTTGTCTCAAGTAACGTGCTGATAAGCTCATTTCGTGACATATCGAGGACTTTATCAACAATTTGTTCTGTTCTTGGATTACTCATAAAATCTCCTTGTTAAAAATATTTGTGTCTTAATGCTGACCATGAAAGAGGGTATATATTCTTGCAGTGATTGTCAATCCCTATCGCTATTAGTTTTGTTTCTTGTTGTGCGTCTTCTGAGATTCTAAGGTTACAGACTCT